GGTTGAGGCCAGCAATCTAGCCACTTTCTCCCCCACTGCTGCCGATGGGCCTACCGGCCACCTCTGTGGATTGGATCATCAAACAATCCCATCGTTATCCCCTGCTCACTCCGGCTGAAGAGATCACGCTGGCCCGTCAGGTGCAGAACTGGCTGGCCATTGCCGATCTCCCCAAGCCCACCAAACGCCAGAAGGCGATCATCGCCAAGGGTCGCCGTGCCCGCGAGCGCTTCTTCCTCTCCAATATCCGCCTGGCGGTCAATGTCGCCGGCAAGTATCAGAACTTCAGCGGCACGCTCTCGCTTGAGGATCTGATCCAAGAAGGTCTGATCGGCTTGGATTCAGCCATTGCCAAGTTCGATCCAGCCCTTGGCTACAAGTTCTCCACCTACTGCTACTGGTGGATTCGCCAAGGCATCACCCGCGCGATCAACCGCTACAGCCGCATCATTCACCTGCCGATGCAGGCCAATGACGCGATCCGCAAGGCGATGGACTACATGTCCGAGCAGCTGCGGCTGACCGGCAAGCTGCCGCCCCTAGGCGATGTAGCGGAGGTGGCCAAGGTGCAACGCCACACCTTGATTGGCTACCTGAACCATCACGCGCATGTGTTGAGCCTGGATCAGCGCATGAGCAACAACGAATCGCACAACGACTTCATTGATGTGGTGGCTGATCCCAGCAGCCTCAACCCGCAGGCGGCGAACCTAGAAGACTTCAGCGACGTGCTGCAGGAAGCGATTGAAGAGCTGAGCGAACCGCATCAGCACATCATCCGCGAGCGCTACTTCCAAGAGCAGCGGCCTGCCACCTTCGTCAAGATCAGCCGTGATCTCAAGGTGAGCCGTCAGGCGACGCAGCAGATGCACGACCGTGCCATGAACTGCCTCCGCCTCAGGCTTGGCGGTCTACAAGGGCAAGAGTGCATTCAAGCTCTGCGATCCGCCGCGTAGCGCCTCGGATGATCAGATCCTGCTGCATCGACAGCTGAGCGAGCTTGATCAGCATGTCTTTGGCCTGCGGCAGGGTGTAGTCCTCCACCGTTCGCCGTTGCCGCTCCAACGTGAGCCAATGCTCAGGGCCGGGCTGGGGCACCATCCACTCACCCCAAGCCATAAGGGCAACCTAGGAGGTCAAGGTAAGGTGCCCGATGTCTGTCCCCACCGTTGAATTGGTGGAGACCAGCAACGGACCGGTGTGGCGAGTCTGTGGGTTGGGCTACTGCACCGAGCACCGTCAGCGCTGGCAGGCTGAGGTGATGTACGAATGCCTGCTGGCCGCTAAGGGTGTGCAGCGTGATGACCTGAAGCGCTAGGCAAGTTCACTCGGATGTTCACTCTGCCCCCTGTGGTCATGCCGGGGGCTTTTTTATGCCGCCTCCAGCGGTTCGGGATCATCCAGTTCACGGCTCAGCCACAAGCGCGTCTGATCCTCTGAATAGGACAGGTAGGTGATGCCTTTGGCCATGGCCATCCACACCACCACGCCAGTGTCTTTGCGGTGGACCTTCCACAGGCCGGGCTGGATGCGCTGGGAGATGTTGATGTTGTGCATGACTCAGTAGTCCCAGCGGCGGCGTTGCCCATCAGCACGGCGGCCGAGATGCACAAAGCCCTTCGGGGCGCCATAGCCCACCGAATAGGGCCAGTGCTGATCGCAGTAGGCCTGCACCTGCAGGATCGGCACCCCTTCCACGTAGAAATCAACAGCGCCTTCTTTGGGGCAGCTGTAGAGGTGCTCAGAGTTCTTGGCACCACCGACCGCATCGTTCACGGCCTTGGGGCGGTAGCCGCTGGTGATGATCAGCGGCAGGCCTTTGAACTCACGCCGCACCTTCTCCATGAAGTTGGCCAGCGCCGTGGCGGTTTCGATCTGGTGCTGCTGGGTGAAGCGCCGCTCCGGTTGATCCAGTGCAAACTCGCCCAGGCGAATGTTGGGTGTGACCTTGACGCTGAAGGGGGACTGGGGCGTCAAGCGTGGACTGCTTTGCTGCGCTGCCGGTTGCAGGCGCTGCGCACCGCAGAACAACGCCACCTCCGCTGCTCGCCGACGCTCTAGGCCAGCCAGCACCGCTTCTCCGGCATGAACCCAACGGGGCAGCTCTTGCTGCACCACCGTGCAGGGATCCTCTCCCGCGAGGAGCCGTTTGCGCAGCGTTGACTCCTCCAGTGCCCCGAGGCCGAGGTTGTAGGCAAAGCTGATCAGTGCTCCAACCTGTTCAGGCTTCCACTGCTTGGCCAGCGGCAGCAGGTGCAGTACCCCAGGGCCAAAGAGGTTCTCCACCTCGTTTTGCAGCAGCTCATCGGCCAGCGCTTGGCTGATCTTGTCGCCCATCCGCACCGGTGCATCCATCAACCGCGTGGTGCCCCAACCGATGGTGGGCACACCAGCCGGGCAGCGGTAAGCCTCCAGATGGCAGCCTTCAAACTCGCGGATGATCCTGAGGCTTGGCCCCAGCCAACTCGGCGGCAGCGGTTGCTTGGCTAGTGGATCAGCGCGATACAGCTCTGCAAATTGCTTGAGCGTCTCAGCGCTCAGCTGCTCCTGCAACCAGTCCCACGCCGCCAGCTGATGCGGCAGCTGCTTGAAATGCTTGGCCGCCTCGCGCAGTTGGATGATGCTCATGCCTCAGGCTCCTGGCGTTTGCGGGTTTGCGCCGGGCTGTCGATGAAGTAAGCCAGCAGCGTCCCAGCTGTGCTGCCGGCCACCGTGAAGGCCTGGGTCCATTGCTGACCGCAGGCCATTGGTTTGCGCACCTCGCAGTTGACGACGTTGCCAGTGGCCATCAGCAAGCTGTAGCCGTAGCAAACGCCAAGGAAGCGCAGCACCCAGGTCGCCACCGCTGCATTGCTCACTTGCTGCCCATCTCCAACTTGCGCACCCGCGTCTCCAGATCGCTCAGCCGCTCTTTGCTGTCGTTCTTGAGTTCCGTGATGTCGCTCTGCAGGGTCTGCAGCGCTTGGTCGATCTTGGTCACCTGCATGAAGAGGCCACCAAGACCGAGCACGGCGGCGACCATCAGGGCGGGAATGGTTTGAGCGACCCATGCCGGGGCAATCACCTCAACGTCGTGATGCTGTTGCTCGGCCACGGCTCAACCCTTACGCCGTCCCTTGTTGCCCTGGCGGCCGTTTGCCACCACCCGCAGCACCTGAAGGCCCAGTTGCACCCAGCCGTTGGCTTTCAGGGCTGGGCTGAGGCTGAGCAGTTCGCTGCCGGCTAACGCAACTCCTGCCACCTCGGCCACGGTTTTGTAGTCCATCAGGCAGAAGCGTTTCTCTAAGGTTGCCGGCCATGAAAAAGCCCCCGCCGTAGCGAGGGCCCTTGGCGATCCCCAGCTCGCAGCTCAGCCGTCCAACTCAGCTGCTTGCTCAGAACTTGCCTTCTTCTTGCCGCTGGTCTTGGCCACCACCGCCTTGCGCTCGTCAGCGCTCAGGGTCCAGCCATTGCGCAGGGCATCCATCATCTCCAACCGGGTGGAGGCCACATACGTGGCCCCCGATTCCGGGTGGGTGAGGGTGACCGGATAGGCCGACATCACTTAGCGATGTACAGCACAGCGGTGGCAGCACCAGGGCTGCCGGTCTTGGTGAGCACACCCTTGACCACAGCGGCACGGCCGCCGAGGCGTTGGGTCACTTCAGGACCAGAGAAGGGCAGCTCCACGGTCTTGGCGGTAGCCGGCAGGGTGATGGACTCGATGGTGACAAAGGTGCCACCGGCTGCAGTTGCAGCTTTAAAGTCCACGGTCCACTCAGCAGTGCCAGCGGTGTAGGAGCTGTAACCCTCAGAAGCCACCACCACCTTGGCGGTGTCCAAGGAGGAAGCGTCAAAGGTCACCTCAGAACCGGTCTGGGTAGAGGTAACAGCAGCTGCATCAAGCAGCTCCAGAGCGGAATCGCGCAGGTATCCCCGGCGATCACTCATTCCAGTTGCAACAGGCATGGGTCAATCCTCAGTGAGGTAAAGAACAGAGATCAGGCAGCCACGGCGGCGTTGGTGATGCCAGCCAGACGTGCAATGGCACGGGGGTGGAACACGGCCATACCCAGGTAGGCCTCCACGCGGATGCGACGCACAGGCTTAGTGGGGATCTCGCCCAGATCGCGCACGCCGATGCCACCGTTGGTGATCAAGGTGGCGCCATTGACGCCAGCGGCCACGCAGTACACCGAGCTGCAGACGCTGCTGGAACCCTGGGTCTCGTTAAAGGCCAGGATTTCAGAGCCAGCCTCGTCGTGGTCGATGTCGATGATCGGCACGCCGTTGTAGGAGAGCTGCTGACGGCCCAGGGCGTCCTGGCCGTACTGCAGGTTGCCCACCGCAGCAGCCACGCGAGCAGCAGCCGAGAGGCGGCGGCGCAGGGTGCGGTTCATGATCAGCACCGGGTTGCCCACGGTTTCATCCACCGCGTCGATCAGCTCATCGAGAGCAGCAAGGCTCAGGCCACCGCCGTTGGCGGCGTTGGCGATCAGCTGCGAGGAACCGCTGGGGATGCGGGCCTGCAGACCGTCGAACTCGTTGACGTTGCTGGTGGAATCACCCTTGATCAGGGTCTTCTCCAGCTTGAGGCGTGCAGCCTTGACCTTCATCGCCACCTGGGCGGTGCGGATCTCAGGGCCTTGCATGGCCTCAAGAGCCAGGTCGATGTCCACATCACCACCGAAGATCTTGAGCGCTTCGGACTGGGGGTTGATGATGCCGGTGGACTCGGAGTAGGCCTCGTTGACACCACGGAAGCCGATGCCGGGGAGAGTCTGCTCTTGGTTGTAGTGAATGCCGGTGCCAGTCACCGACAGCTGAGGCATGGCTGCGTACAGCTTGCCTTCGCGGAAGATTTCAACGATCCCCTGCTTGAGGGAATCCTGCCGGCCCAGTTTGCCGGCCTCGATGGTGGTAAGTGCCACGGTTTAGAGGTGGTGGGGGTGAACAGGAGTCAGCGGCATCGCACCGGCTGAGCACAGAAGTTGTGGTGATCAGTGGCGTCGCACCAACTGACACAGCCCCACATCGCGTGCAGGCATGAGTTGAGTTGCCAACCATGCAAAAGCCCCGCCGAAGCGGGGCTCGATCAGCCCGATGCCACAGCAGAGCGGGAACAATGAAAGATTAGGCGGCGAGACTAATCCTGCGCGGGGGCGTCTTCTTCAGCCGGGGCCTCTGGTTCAGACCAGGCGCTGTATTCAGCGCCGGTGATGTAAGCCGCCAGATCCTCGGTGCTGTTGGTGGCTTTGATGGCTGCCACCTTCTCGCCGCACTTCTCGCGCACCAGTTGACGCTCTGCTTTGACTTCTGCAGGCACTTCAGCGCCGTTGTCGGCTTCGCGGATCACCATCCAGTCGCTCGGCTGTAGCTGCGTGTTGGCGGTGGTGCGGGTTTGCTCCACCCATTGCGTCACTAGCTCGGTGTGGTCTTTGGGGATCAGGTTGCCGTCAGCGTCGTAACCCCAGTAGAAGCGCTGGTCGTACACCGCAGGGTCGGGTGCTTCGGTGATGCCGATGGCTTCGCGTTCTGCAGGGCTTGCCAGACGCAACCAGTTGGCGGGGTATTGGATGCCGTCGTGGGTGAACGCCCGATCTAAGGCGAGGGGGTTGCCGTCAAGAATGAACATGGCTCGCTAGTGGGCAGTGGTTACCTGGCACGAGCCAGGGAGAAGGGCGATTCGGCGAAGGCTGCCCATACAAAAGTGTCATTTGTGTTCAGGCCATATGTAGTGCTGTCAACACGAATTGCAAAACCATTTGAAAGTATATCTATGCGGTTGTAAATGTCCCCTGTGTTATCCGCTGAAGAGTTGTTAGGTACAAGAGTCGTCACGGCTCGATTGTACGGATCCCTGGCTGAATCAAATATCTTCCAATCGTCCCCGCTGCTGCTCTTTTTAATCAGAATGAATCGAGGTCTAAATCCGCAATAGATGAACGGACCTGATGTCCCTGTTTGCCCGTTGCCGGTGTAGGAACCGAAGGCGCTGTAGCCCGCGACAGGTGCGAAGCAGTAGGCGACAAACCCGACAGCACCTGCAGAAGTCCACCCCGATCCAATGTTGACTATCGAACTTGTAGGGGAAGCTGAAAAGACAGTCGAGTCGTTAACTTGAGCAGCAGTTGAATTTAACAACACATAGTGAGTGCCGCTTGATAGTGAGGTATGCCAGACTCCCCAGTTTGTGACTGCTCCACTAACCTTATAAATAAAGAATGAAGGAGCAACTCCTAAGCCGTGACCTATCGAAAAAGATCCAGAACTTGGTTGAGTTCCGGTAACAATCGAGAACCCCGCACTGGGATTAGCCCTCACACTCGAAGTGATGGAGCCTTGTGTGTTCGTGACGGTAGAGCTGCCGGCGTCCCAAAGCCACGCTGCATAGGTTGCACTGCTGGTATTAACCTGCGCCAAAGTGCCAACCGAAAAGCCCGCAGAGTTAAACGCCGTCACGCCACCATCGCTAGTAACTTCTGCGTCGGTAGTGTTTGACTCCAGTCGCTTTTCAACGCCTCGTACAGCGTCATAGAGCGCGTGATCAGTAGCGCCGGAGCGACCTTTGACCCACACCAGATCTGGATTGAATCCGAGCGTGCTGGTAGGTGTCAGCGCGGAGCCGGTGCCTGTGTAAAGCACCACGTCCATCACCGTGGAAGGCTTGACGATGGTGGGTGTGGGCAGGTTTGCCGTGCAGAGCGCCTTGAAGCCGCTGGGGGCGGTGTAGGCGAAGGGACGTTGGCCGAAGTTAAAGACCGCCGTTCCAGTTGATCCGTAATCATGAATTGCAACAAACGAAGCAAGGTTTAGTCCTGTCAAACCCGAATATGCAGTTCCTTGGCTAGCGTTGTTCTTATAAAAAACGAGCGTGCCGGCATCCATATCAAGAGCGACACCAATTACATCGTTGGCAGAATAAGCGGCTCCGTATGCTGAATTATTGCTTGTTGGACCAAACTTGTTGCCGCTATAACTATAGTATGTGTAGCAGTTTGCGTAGTCAATGTTGGCAGCATCAACAGCTATAGAAGCTGTCGGAGTGGCAACACCAATCTGCGACAGTCCCAAAGCTGTTGGTGTTACCTCCCAATACCACTTGCCGCTAGAGACGTGAATGGTTCCAACTACCGGATACCAATTCGATGCAGCCGCATCGGCTTGCAAGTTTCCGTTTGAAAGAGTTGCGCTGCTTTTGAGCGCATTCAACGTCGCATAATTCCCCCTTACCTGCCCACCAGCGCCGGTATCAACCTCGCTGCCATTAGTGGGAACGTCTACGAGGCTGTCGTTGCCTGCACCAGTGGTGACGCTGAGGTTGTTCGGCGTCCAGTTGTTGCCGTTGCCGGAGCTGTCTTTGCCCAGCGTGGTAGCAGTGGCGGCGGAGTTATCGCTAAAGTCGAGTTTGAAACCGTTGGTGCCGTATGTGCCCGCATAGCGCTTGGGCATCCACACGCCGGTGGTAGCAGAGAACTCACCGAAGCTGGTGGGGTCTAACGCTTGGCCGTCGATGAAGTGGATGTCGGCTAGGTAGCCGTTGAAAAAATGACCAATGCCCGAAAAACCAAACGAACCAACTCTGTGCTCTTTGCCTGACTGGTTGACATAAAGATCAGTATTCTGAGCTGGCCCCCCGGATACGTTAAGGCTCAGCCTTGCCCCATTTACATACAAGCGTAGTCTGTCATCAGCGACGGCATTGGTTGTGTCAGCTACGGCGACAACATGCAGCCACGCTGAATAATCCCTAAACACAGCGAGAGAATCTACACTCCATATGCCAAAGTTATGAAAGGACAGCGTATCACCTGCAAACCATATAAGTGTATAGTTTTGATCAGGTGCCCCACTAAATAAGACCTGAGAGCCTGTCGCATTGCTCCTCTTAACCCACCCCGCCCAGGTCCACGTCTTGCGGTTGCCGGCGGATGCAGGGGTGCGGCTCAGGTATGCCGAGTCTGCTGCGTTGAAACGAGCTGATCTAGAGATGGTGTAGCCACCTGCGGCGCTGCCGAGCAGCAGGGCATTAGCGCTTCCGGGAATCATCAGCTCAGGTTGGTGATCAAGGTGGCGGTGATCTGCGTGGTGGACTGCACGGAATACACCAAGCAATCACGCGCTGAGGCAGTGGTGGTCAGCGTTGGGGCGGTGCCGCCGGTGAAATCCCAGTAGCTGCCGTAAGCCAAGGTGCGGGAGCCGGTGCCGTCCTGCGTGATCCAGATGCAGCCCGACTGCCCAGCCGTCAGGTTGCTGGGGTTGGCGAGGGTGCGATTGCCAGCCGTGAGCGTCACGCTGAAGTTGTTGCTATCCGCGAAGTCGGGCGTGATCGTGGCGCCATCAGTCAGGGCGGTGATTTCACCGCGCTGGCCTTTGGTCCACGTTTGCGCAGTGTCCTTGGCGCCATAGGCGCTCAGGGCGCTGTTGGTAGCGAGGTTGTCCACCGTCACCGTTTGGGTGCTGGTGACAATCGAGTCAACCTTGACGGATCCGTAAGCCATGGCGAGTTAGATGGCGATGAGCCAGGTGGCGTTTGCAGGGACGGTCACCGCATAACTGGCGGCGACTTCAACGGGGCCCACAGAGAAGCCATTGCTGCCGGCGCTCAGCTCTAGGTTCTGGCTGATGACTTGCGCGGTTTCAGCAATCGGCCCACCACCACCACCGCCGGACAACTCCACGATGCTCGCGGTGCCGTTGTCCTTTTTGGTGTAGAGCTTGCCGTCGTAGGTATTGAGTGCAAGCTCACCCAATTCCAAGTCAGTTGTTGCTGGCGCCTTGCCCGCAACCGCTGAGCGTTTGAGCTTAATTAAGTTGGCCATCTGGCGTCCGTTGGTGGCTATTTAGCCGGACGCTTGAACTTGCCGAGATCAGCAGGAAACACCAGCACCAAGAACTGCGTTCAGCACCAGCGAGGTGATGCCAACGATCCAAAGGAACGTGCCTCCATCAATCGTGGCACTGGGGCTGAGGTAGTCCGTGCCGTCTACCGCTGCGCTGTAGCCGCTGCCATTGCCCTTGAGCAACCCGGTGACAGCGCTGGTGAGACCGGTGCCGCCGTAGCCCACCGCAATCGCGGTGCCCTGCCAGGTGCCGGTGCCGATGGTGCCGACCGTGGTGAGGCTGGAGCTGGTGACACCAGAGCCCAGAGCGCTGCTGCTGAGAACAGCGGTGCCGTTGATGTAGAAGCTCTTGCCGCTGGCGAGGTTGATGTGCTCGCTGCTGGTCCAGGCATCAGTGCTGTCGATCCAAAGCCAGGTCTTATCCGTGGCCCCCTTGAGCATCAAGCCGCCACCATCGGCGGTGGAATCATCGGGACTGGCAACAGCGCCCAGCTCAAAGGTCTTGTCATCCACCGAGACCACGGTGGAGTTGATCGTGGTGGTGGTGCCGTTGACCGTCAGGTTCCCCGAGACGGTGAGGTTCCCCGAGAGGGTGCCACCTGAGAGCGCGAGGTAGACGCTGCTCAGGTCCGGGATGTCCGCACTGACCAGGCTGCGGAACGTGGGCGCTGCCGCAGAACCGGTCGCCGGACCCGCCAGCACCAGATTGGCGTTCCGGGTGGTGGCTGCACTGATGAATGCGCCAGGGCCGCCAATGGCCAGCGCGCTGGTGGCCGTCCCACCGGCGCCACCGGTGCCGAGGCCGTAATAGAGAACCTGGCTGTCTTCGTTAAAGGCCAGCTCGGCATTGGCCAGGCTGCTGGGCGCACCCGATCCGCCACCAATGGCGCGCCGTTTGATTCGGATCGTGTTGGCCACGGGCTAGCTAGGTCTTTGCGCTGAAGTTGCCCCTACCAATGGCCACCATCGGTCAACGTCAACGTGGTGTGGATGTTGACCTTCCAGCTGCTGCTGCTGGCATCCCAGACCAGCACCGCGTCATCCACCAGGCCGGTGTCATCCACATCGTCGAGATCCGCGAGGCCAAGGGAGACATGGCCGATGGCACCGTTGACGCTCTTGACCAGCGTGGTCGGCTCAGAGGTGGCCGGCAGCTGGTTGCTGTTGCGATTGGACGGCAGCCGCAGCTGCGCCTGACGTTTAGGGCCTTGATCTTCCAAGACCGCCAGCAGCACGGCACTAGAGCCCGGAAAGGCGCTCTGCAGCGTGGCGACGGCTTCCTCTAGATCACCTCCGCCCCAGTCCTGCACAAAGACATTCCACACCTGCAGAAAGGGTGCATAGCGGTATTGCGCCTGCTCTTCCAGCTCCGGCACGCTGGAGATCACCACCTCCAAGCCGCTCACCGTGGTGCCAGCCGCCAGACCTTGGCCTGGATCCCGCACCACCAGCGCATCAGTGGTGGCGCCATTGGCGAGGGTGTAGGTGCCCAGAAGTGGAGCGAGCACCGTGGCAATCGCTCCCCGGATCGCCAGAACGTCCACGGAAGGCCTTTAGGTTGAACTTGCCGGCAGCAACCGCTCCACCGCTGCCTGCTCGGCATTGACCAGCAGCACACCGGCCTGGAAATGCACCGGCATGATCCCGGCTGGCAGGCGGAACTGATAGCGCAGCAGCGGGCGATCCAGATCGTGTAGCTGGATCACCTCACCGCTGTGGTGCCCCTTGGCCGCCAAGAAGGCGCGCACGTTGCGGCCTTCCCAACTCGGGGCCACCAACGCCACGCTCTGATCGTCACTGACCAGCAGCCGCACCGCAGGGGTGTCGGCGCGGTGTTGGCTGGCCTTGATCACCTCACGCCAGATGGCCACCAGCAACGGCGGTAGGCGTTCTTCATGGCGCAGCGCAATGCAAATGTGCGCCACCACCGGCGGTAGTTGATCCTCTTCATCCTCAGCCTGCGGGGCAAACAGCGCCCAGTCCTCAACACTGGTGGCTTTGCCCTTCTTGGTATCGCGGTTGATGTTGTACGTGAGGCTGGTGAGCTGCGCCACCGCTAAGCCGCCGAGGTAGTGCTCTTGGCGCTGCTGCTCATGCAGCTCCCGCACCGCTGCCAGCACCACGCTGAGCGGTTCAGCAGCAAAGGTTTCGCGCCGGAACTGGCCGGGGAAGGCACGGCACAACGCCCAAAACAGGGCGGTCCAATTCACCGCGCGGCGTTGGTAGTCCCCGGCGGCTGCTTTTTTATCGCCTCCTCAGAGGCCGGTTCGCCGCTATCAGGATCAGCGGCCTGACGCTCGCGCTCGTAGAACTCAAACAGCTGCTCGAACAACAACGTCGGTAGCTGGGTGGTGGCCTGTAGGGGCCACTCGGGGCGCTCAGCGCGGTGGCGGAGCAAAGCAGTGACCGCCGCCTGCTTGCGCCGCGTGCCGTTGTCGATGAACGCCTTGGTCAGCTCCACCAACTCCTGCAGGTAGGCAATCCTGATGCGCTCTTGATCGGCGCTCAGCTCACCGCCACCGATGGCGAGGTTGATCAGGTCAAAGGCTTCCACCAAGCTCACCTCTTGCTCACCGGCGATGCGCTGGGCCAGGCGAGCGGAGGCCACAATCGGCGCCTCGCTATCACCGAGCAGATCGGTGACCGTGATCGTTTCACCCACCAGCAGGCTGCCGTAGCTGGGCAGCTTGAGGATGCCGGTTTGCTTGGTGCCGATCTCCACCAGCTTGGTCTTGGCTGGGGCAACGGCAAAGGGCAGATCCAGTGTCATGCGCCCAAACCAAAGCTGATTTTGTCCATGGCGCTCATGCCTTGCAGGTTGCCGGCGGTGAGGTTGCCGCTGCCACGCATCCCGCCACCGTGGCCATTGCTCACCGGTGCAAAGAAGTGGCCGTAGACCGGGTGGGTCTTGAGCTGCTCTAGGTAGGCGACGGGGGTGAGCGGATCGCCGTTGTCGGTGAGCATCGCTTCGCCGTTGGCATTGGTGACCACCACATCACCGGCCTCGTTGAATTTGAACCGGCCGCCCACGGCACCCATCAGCGCATCGAAGTAGGTGATGCCATCGTCGGCGCCGCCATTGCGGCCGCCAGCGGCTTGGAAGGCATTGGCCAGAGCTTGCTTGCGATACAGCTCTGATTTCTCCGCCAGCGCCTCGGCGAGCTTCTGGTCTTTGATCTTGACCTGCTGCAACGCTTCAGCCTTAGCGGCTTCGGCCGCTTCTTTGATGCGTTGCTCCATCTCCGAGCGCAGGCGCTCCTCGCGCTCTTGCCCTTCTTTGATGTTGCGCAGCTGATCAGGATCCAAGCCTTGCAGCTGCTGCTGCAGTGCTTTCAAGCTGCGTTCTGCTGCACGGCGGGCTTCGCGTTCGGCTTGCAGTGCGGTGAGACCGTCTTGCCCGAGCGGTTCGGTTGTGGTCGTGGGTTGACTATCGCTGAGCGCTGCTTGGTTCTCTTGTGTGTCCGTGCTGTCGGACATAAAAGCAGTTCAATGTGCTTGCAGGTTAGCTGTCTTCTGGCGCGATCAAATAACCGGCGAAGTAGGGATCCCCTGCATAGGCGATGAACAGGGTGTCAATCACCGCTTCGTTTTCGGGTGTGGCCATGAAATAGATGCTGTTGCCATCCGCTTGGGATGGGGTGCCGGAAACGCTGATCGGCGTGATGCTGCTTGGCGGTGCCGCCCCTCCCTCAAACAGAGTCAAGGCCTGCTCGCTGATGTTCTCGGTGTAGAAGGCGCCGTCAAAGTCCTCCACGCCAGCTGCGGTGTAATCCTCAAAGCTGCGGCTGTAGCGGCCAAAGGCCAGCCGCAGATCACTGCAGGTCTGTAGCCCAAGGTCAATGCTGCCTAGCTCACCCACGCCGGAGGCATCGGTGGTCACCTTGAGGCCTTCGGACGTGTTGGCGCTGGTGATCTGCGTGGGGAACTGCTGAATGCCAGCGATGTAGTCATCGGGCTGCCATGGAGGCCCATAGAGCAGCTCGTAATAGAGGCTGCCGAATTGATTGAGTTCAGGCGTGACCCCACCGCTGCTACTGATCGGCAGCAGTTCAAAGCCGCCTGCAATCTCCCAGAAGTCTTGAGCGCAGTTGCGGGCTGGATGCACATCACCCAGCGTTTCCGCCAAAGCCTCCGATGGCTTGCGTTGCGTGACGCTGCGGGCGTAGGTCAGCTCTACCCAGCCGCCAAGAGTAGTAGCAACACCAGATGTTGGGGTGTAGTCAACCGTGCGAGCTGAGACGCTGTTGATTTGATATTGGAGAAAGGGCGCTGCGGCTCCCTGCACGCCACCGCCAATCAGATCCACTTCGTAGGTAACGAAATCAAAGTAGACATAAGAAGGGCCAAGAGATGGTGACGTCAGCTGAGGCTCGGCACGGCCAGATAGAGAAAGGGGCCAGTCCGGCTTTCTCCAGCTCATCGTGCCGCCCTTGTCAAACACGCGCACACCACGGCAGTAGGTGATGATCAACCGTTGATCTACCACCATGTAGTCGTTGACCTTGAAGCTGAACCATTGGTCAAACTCTGGCTGGATCGTTTGAGTGGTAACAACACCACCAGCGCTAGTGATCGCATTCACCGCGTTGGCGTAAGCGTTGCTGCTATAGGTCGCGTAGGCCAGGTCAAATGGGGCAGTACTTATCGGCTGCACCGCGCTGATTAAGGTATCACCGCGAAAAACAAAAAGGGTCTGATCAGGCTTAACTCTTATGTAATTCGCTGGGTTGTCGTAACTGGCGAGCGTGTCGTCGCCGTACTGCACCACATAGATCGGCTCCAGCAGACCATCAGTGTCCCGCCGAAAGCTCAGCTCACGCTTGGCATCACGCAGCCGCGCCACACCGCCTTTCTTGAACGCCGCCTCTAGCGCTTGGCGTTGACTGACCTGCACCCGCTCCACACCACCAGCTCTTGGGGCACTGCTCTGCGCTTTGGCCGGTTGCTCACCGGCGCCGGGCTTGGCTGTCGTGCCGCGTTGCGCTTGAGCTGTTTGCGGTTGCTGTTGCCTGCTGGCCGTGATCTCCGCTTTGGTGCGCCGCTCTTCGCCGCGTGAATTGAGCACCTCGCGGTTGGCATCCACCGCCTCCTGCAGGCGGCATTGCAGATCAGCCACCGAGTTCCCGCTTCAGCCGCTCTTGGCGGCGCTTGAGGTTCATCGCAATGCGCTTCACCGCCACCTCTTGCTCCAGCAGCTCCCGCACTTGGCTCAGACCAGAGGCCTGCTGCACGGTGACATTGACGACCGGCTGCGCCATCAGTCGTTCACCGCCAGCGTCACGGTGTAGGCAATCGTCTGGCCATCAGCGATGGTCACTGCCGAGCTTTCCGTCAGCACGCCGTAGACACTGCCGGCGCACTTGCGCAGCCGCAACGTGCCACTGCCAGTGGAGGTGAGATCCACCTTGTTGCCAGCACCCACCGGGGTGGCGGTGTGCAAGGTCACCGTGTTGGTGCCGGTGCTGTCCACGTAGTAGAGGGTGCCGGCGGTGAGGCCACCGGGCAGGCTGCCGCCGGTGTCAGCGGTGACCGTGACGGCATCGCCATCGGTGAGGCCATGGCCGGTGACGGTCAAGGTGTCGGTGCTGGTGTTGACGCCACTGCTGGCAGTGATGCTGGCGCCGGCCTGGCCATCGGCTGCGGCATCCAGCAACAGCAGCACATGGCTGTAGGTGAGGCTGCCGCCGGAGGCGCTGAACTCCACATCGACCGCATCCTGTTCGTAGCGGCCATCCACTGCGTCGTAGCTGCCGCCGGTCAGGGCTGCACTCTGAAAGCGGGCGTAGCCGTTGGTGCCTTCGGTCAGCTCGTAGCGCACCCACGCCGCAATGCTGTCATTCAAGCCCGGTGCTGTGCCGGCATTGATCAGCACGGCCGTCAGCACTTTGCCGCTGTAAGCGGCAGACATGATGCGGCCTAATTCAGCCTGAGTGATTGCGCTGGTAACGGCCATGGATCACACGCTATGGCTGAAGTTGCCCCTAGAGCCACTCGGCGAAGAGATCCACGTTGTAGGTCTTGCTTTGCGTGGACAGCAGCGTGATCGGGCTGGATTCATGGATCACGCCCACAAGAGGAAAGGCATAGTCAGGCGCACCTGCTCCAGGATTGATAGCTGGTACGCAAATGATCACCAAATCGGTATAGGTCACCGTGGTGGCGTAATCCAAGGTGATCACCAACTGCGGCAGCTTGGCGCGATCCGCGATGCTGGCGTCATACGCAACCGTGCCTCCGGTCAAATAAAGATCAAACTGATCAGCCAAGGTGTAATCAGTAGGCGCAAACCAATTCATTACGTCGCCATCTAAAGCAGGTGGCGTAGCGGCTGCGGATGTATTAGCGAGCAAGACAAAAAAGGTCGCGTCTTCGTACAACCACCACAGCGCCGACAACACCGCCTGGCGATTCGGAGTCAGGCTTGCTGTCACTGCAATACAAGGCGCTAGCTAAGGTTGCCGCCCATGCCCATCCCAGCGCTGAACGTCTCCGCCAAGGTTTGCTTCTCGCTGCTGATCAGCTGCAGACGCACCTGCAAACGCGCCGCAGCCACAACCCGGACCTGCGCCTTGACCACACCAGCCACGGCGCCCATGGCTTTGTAGACGCCACCGGGCACGTACTTGATCGCCAACTGCGCCACCGCCTGAAAGGTGATCGGTACCTTCAGCCGATACGGCAGCAGCACCGCCTCTGGTGAAGCGGTGTAGCGGTAGCTCTGCTCCTCATCATCCGGCAGGCTCTCCAATAGCGCCGCAATGCTGGCGGTGTCGCTCACATCCGGTAGCTCTTCAATCACCACCGCATTGGCCAAGGGTTGCGCACCGTTGTCGCTGGTGGCCGGCATGGTCGGCAGTTGCGAGGCACCTGGCGGCAGCGGCATCCAGCGCTCACCGTTGACATCACCGCCGGCGGCACCCACATACAGCGCATCGGTGGAAACCAAGCAGCTGGTGGCATCAAAGGCCCAAGAGGTGCCATTGACGCGGTAGGTGGCCATCACATCGGCATTGCGCAGGTGGAACACAGCCAGCGGTTGATTAGGCAGCACACCCAAAGGCGCCGTCACTTGCAGGCCGTCCTTGTGGCCGATGCGCAGCGCGTTCTGGGTCTTGGCGTACTCCTCAGCCTGCTCCTCCGGTACGGCCGGCACGATGGCACCGGTGTCTTCATCCACCACGTCATCAGGCAGGAACGGCACCACGTACTTCTCGGCTTCCGGCAGCTCCGCTTCGGGCAGCGTCGGTGCTTTGAACTCCTGCACCACGTTCTTCTGCACCGGCTTGGGCGTCTTCTCCACGTTCTGCGCCACCTTCTGCGGCGCCGCCTGGATCCCGGACTCCACCTCATCAGCCGTGCGGATGATCACCTGCACGTCATCCAGCACCAGATCAAAGAAGCGCCCGACAAAAGGGCCTAGGTCCACCGGTGCGGAGGCCTTCTGCAGCGCTTTGCTGATCGCCTGCTGACCGCTTTGCGTCAGGCCATAGGCGCGGAAGATGCGGCGGATCTCCTTGGTGAGATTTCCGCTGTAGAGGTATTCGGTGGTGATGTATTCGCTAAAACCCGAGCCCCCCGGCAGGCCATTGGTGCGGTTGTAGTCCTTAACGCCCAAGCGACCGGCGGCCTCAGCGCTAGAGATCATCGTGGCTTCAGTCTTGGCCTTCAGCCGAAACTTCGGGTTGTAGACGAGAAACTTCAGCTCCTCTGGGTTGGCGGCATAGGCCGCATTGCGGATCTCATCGGCCAGCTGCGTCTTCTCGGCCTCTGACAACCCCTCGGGTGCGATCTCTTCGTATTCGTACTGTTCTTCCTTGGCCGTGGTGTAGGCACCGCCTTGAATGTTGCCAGTGGTCCGATAAAGGTCTTCCACAAACTGCTGGTTGACCTTGGCCAGCCCCGTGATCGTTTTGCTGTAGCGCTTGAGCACCCGGTTGTCAGGCCCAGCGGTCTCCTCGGCCGTGATGTTCGTCTCGGTGATCTGCAGCGGAATCAAACCACCATTGCTGTTGCTGATGCGCAGCGTGGTGCTGGTCTCGGTTTTGCTGTTGGTCCAGCTGCTGCCCAGATTCAGCTTGTGACCTTCTGCACCAGGATCCTCGGCAGTGGGCGCCTCCGGCGTAGTGATCGGCAGCGCCTCGGGCCGCGTCGGCACCGTCAGCGTCTCGGGGATTTTCTCCGCGACACCCACCGCTGGATTGACCGGATCGGCCACGGCGTTTTCAGGCGCCACCAGCTGAGGCACCTCCAGCGGCAGGTCATTGGTCTGCACCAACGCCTCGCTCTGCCCCACACCGGAGGCCACCGGCGCTGGATCCTCACCGCCTTCCGTTGGGGCGATGTCGATCAGGTCACTGATCAGGATCGAGGGGCCTTCAAGGTTGGCCGGCTGCAGCTCGATGCTGATGATCGTGCCGTCCTGCTGCTGATAGGCGATGCGGCCTTCGGAGACCATGGCATCGCTGAGGAACTGCACATAGCCCTGGCCCATGTCAATGCTGCTGGCCGTCTTGCGCGTGCTCAGCGTTGGCAACGTCGCCTGAAGCCCCAACCGATCAGCGGCCAGCTGCGTGGCTTCCGCCATGCGGATGCTCAGCCCCGTGCCCGGTGCGCGGCCATTGACCACATCCAGCAGGCCGCTCTGCACCACACCGCCCTTGCGGCTTTTCTTGTAGGCCAGCTCATCACCCACCTGCACCGTGGTCTGACGGGTCAAGGGGTTGGCAAAGGCTTTGAGCACCCGCAGCCGTGAACGCGGAAAGCGCGCTACCTGCGTCTGATCTGGCGTGATGTAGCCCAGCTGCACTTCATCACCGGGCCGAGCGGTGATCAGTCCTGCCAGCACCAGCTCACCGGTGGTAGTGATCACGCCATTGCCTTGCGCGTGATCGTCGCTCAGTGACCCGGAGATGACCGGGCCAAGGTTGCAGAGCACCTGTGCGCGTGCATCCAACACCATCAGACCTGCTCCACCGTCAGGGTCACGGTCCACTGGTTGACCTTCAGGCCGCCGACAATGCGCGCCTCAACCGAGGCTGTAGGTGGTGCCGTTGGAAACCAATCCCCTACTGCTGGTGTGCTCTGCACCGTGGTGCTCACCCAGTTGCGCAGGGTGTTGTAGGCCGCCTCATTGGCGACGGTGCCGGTGATGGTGCGCACAGCCGAAGCGCGCAGCGGACCGGTCAGGTAGGCCGTGCCGCCAGCGGTGCGCTCCAAGGTGGGCAGATCATCCAAGGTCTCCATCGGCTCGGTGAGCGTGATGGTCACCCCGCCCAAGGTGACGGTGCCAAGGTTCGGCAGCAGCGCGTCATCGGCTGCCGCGCTTTTCTCCAGCGCTTTCTTGGCCACCGCCAAGGCCTGCGTGGCATCCACCAACGTGGCCGTGAGCTGCACATAGGCACCCACCTGCTCAAAGCTCGGCGCTTCGCTGAACCAGCAGGACACACCGCTGACCGTGAGGCCATTGGCACTGGCCGAGAGGCTCACCGTGCTGCCGACGCTGTTGGTGGCAATGCTGTCGCCATCGGCTTGGCGATTGCTCAGCCAGGTGTCAAAGATGCTTTTGAACTGCCCCAGCTGCGTGCTGTTCAGTAGCCCCGCCACGGTCCACTGCCGCGCGGCGAGGCCATTGCGCACGTCTTCAGCTTCGTAGCCAAAGGGCTGAGCGGTGAGCGTGCTGATGGTGAGGCCGTTGATCGTGACACTCATCTCAGCTGCGTCCGCTCGCCTTCACGCTTGCACTTGAGTTGCCACCGCAACCGCCGCCTGAAGCATTCATAGTCACGTTGACAATGTTTGCTTCTGCTGTGTTCTTTGCGATTGATTCCAACAAGCTATTCATCCTTGCAAAAACTTGGCTGCCGTCGATGGTGGTGTTCACCTGCGCCTGGAACGCGTTGGCCAGATCACCGCGCGCCTGCGAGGCACCCTGCAGCTCCTGCTTGAACTGCCCAGCCGCGACAGAGGCCGCAGAGGAGTATTGGACGGTGTTCTGCAGCTGGCGGTTGACATCGGCCTGGATCTGGGCGCGCTGCTGATCGGTGCCGTAGGCCTCTAAGGCGTTGAGGGCAACGAGGCGCTCATTGGAGAGGCGCTCAGCGGCGGCGGCCTTTTGCTCTTGGAAGAGTTGGGAGCGCAGCCCACCAAGCCGCACCTCATCGGCGTAGGACTGCTTTGTGAGATCCAGCAGCTGGTTTGCAATCTCCAGTTCCTTTTGGGCGGCAGGGTCACCGCTGGCCGCAGCCTGCTGCGCCTTGAGCTGGTTGATCTCCGCCTCCAAGATGGCGCGCTTGGCAGCCGCCTCGGATTTCTGCACTTCAAACTGCAGGCTGGCCTCTTGGCTGGCCAGTTCGGAGCGCAGGCCATCGCCTTTGATGCGGAACTCGGTGATGGTCTGATCGAGCTTGGCCTTGCCGTAGACCTCCTGCAGCCGTGCCCGCTCTTCATCGCTGCCGGCCAGCGCCTGCGCCTGCTGCAGCTCCTGATCCAGCAGGCTTTTGACCGTGTTGGAGCGGTTCAAGGTGGCATCGCTGCGCACCTTCTCGATCTGCCCAACGAGGTTGTATTCCTGGGCATAGAGCCCAAGGCGCTGCTCGGATGCCTTGAGCTGCTGCACCTGCGCTTCAAGGGAGCTGTTCCACTGCCCTGTCAGCGCACCGACAGCGGCGCTTTGCTGCTGCACTTGGGCAGTGCCTTGCGCAGTGGCCGCCAACTGCTGCGTGCTGTTCTGCACGCCTTGCGCACCGATCTGCTGCAGGATTTGCTTCTGCGCTTCAAGGCTGGAGAGGGTTTCCGTCAGGTCTTTGCGCACCTGCGGGCCGACCAAAGACAGGCTGAGGCGTGGGTCATTGAGCTGGCCCTTGATGCGGTTGATTTCGCTATCAACGGCCTGCGACTGAGCCGTGATCTTGATCCGGGCCTGCAGTGACTCAATGTTGGCCTTGACCTTGGCAATGTCGCCATCCAGCTGAGTGGTATCAATGCCAGGAGGCTTGAGCTTTTTCTCTAACTCCAGCTGCCCCAACTCTTTCTGCGAGTTCTTCAGTTCATCGTTGAACTTCTTGATCTCCGGCGTCACTTTGGTCGCCACCGTGTTGGCCAGCAGGCCAAGGCCTGGCAGCTGGAAGGCTGTGTCGCGGCCTTCAATACTAGAGATTTCCAAGCCAAGGGCAATGATCTCTGATTTCAGCCCTTCAGCATTAACACCAGCTTTTTGCAGCGCCTCAGCCTGCTGCTGAATCGCAGCGGCCTCACTCTTGAGCTGCTCAACGCGGGTTTGCTCGCCGATCACTTGCCGCACCACGTTGGCGCGCTGCTCCAGTTGCTTCAGGCGGTTCTCAGCGTTCGTGGTGTCGAGGCCGTATTCCTTCTGCCGCTGGATCTCAGAGGTGACCAGCTCAATGGCGGTGGTAATGCCAGCAAGCTGCTGCTCCGCTGGCGTGAGGCTGATGCTGTTGATCGTCTCGGCGATCTCAACAAACGCATCGCCAATCCCCGAGAGGTTGCTGCTGGTGAGCAGATTGCTGAAGGCGTTGCCTATGGCAGCGATGCCGCTACTGATCGTCTGACTGGAGATGTTGGCGGCCTGCGCGGCAGCACCGGCGCTATTGCGCTGGTTGTCCAGAAATTGGTTGTACTTCTGCAGCTGGTCGTTAAGCAGCGGCTGCACCGCCGCCAAGGCTTCAATCGAGCCGAACAGCACATTGTTCTGCGCTGCATTGCCCTTGGTCTTGACCGCCACGTCCTGCAGGAAGGCACCCAAGCCTTTGGCCTGCAAGGCCTGAGCGTTGAACTCCAGCCCCAAGCTGTTGGCCAGCTGCGACGCTTCTGCTGTGGGCTTGAGGATGCTGCTGATCGCCTGCCGCAGGCCAGCAAAGGTGGATTCCACCGGCACACCCTGAGCCGTGGCAGCTGAGATCGCAGCATTCAGCTCATCAATGCCAACACCAGCGGCTGCCGCGATGGGTGCCACGCGACCGATCTGATCGGCGTATTGACCCACCACAATCTTGCCGTCGTTCTGCGTGGTGATGAAGCCATCGACGATCTTGGTGGCGTTCTCTGCCGAAAGCCCATAGGCATTGAGCACCGAGGTGGTGGCATCGGCCACCGTGTTCAGATCGGAGAAGCCGCCTTTAGCGCCTTGAGCTGAGGCCTTGAGGATTGCGGTGGCATCAGCAGCCTTGGCAAAGCCAGCCGAAGCCACGTCATAGGCAGCCTTGGAGAGCTGCAGCGTGCTGGTGTTGGCCTTCAGCTCAGCGCTCACCACGCGCAGGTTGCTGCCCAGCTCAACGGTGTCTACGCCCAGCGTGCGCAGAGCTGCAGAGGCTTCATCGGCTTGAGCCAGCTGTTGAAAAGCCTTGGCAGCCGTGGCCACCAAGCCCAGCTGCAACGCGATGTTCTTGATCTCATCGCCCAACGCACGAAACACTTGGCTCTTGCCAGCAGTGCCAGCGAAATCGGCCAGGCCCTGCGCTGCGAGCTGCTGCTTGGGGATGAAGCGCCCAAACTCATCGCGCAACCGACCGGTGGAATCGGTGAAGCCCTTGACGGACTGATCGGCTTGGCGCAGCCCGGCCTGAAACGCTTGGTCGTTCAGCTTCAGGTCAAAGACCGCTTCACCAAGCGACTGGGCCATGATTCACACTTTCCTAGGCAAAGTTGCCTAACTGTCTAAATACTTCTGCATGAAGACACTGATCGGAAACTTGCCCAGAGCCGGGCGAATCCAGTCTCTTGGCGGCATCCGATTGCCCGCCTTGGTGCTATAGCCAAAGTAGATCGGTGCGCCGTAGCCGATCCAGCTGTAGCGGTATTGCAGCGGGCTGATCTGGGTGCGCAGCTGGCTTTGCCGGAAGGCACCGCTATCTACGATGTCGCGGGGACTGCGGACCTTCTCACGGCCGCCACCTTTGCGGTTGTAACTGCCCCGTTGCGTTTCCGTGGGCCAGTTGAACTGCTTGGTGGTGATCTCTTTGGTGAACTGCGCCTCTAGCAGCTGGCTGTAGGAGGCAAAGGCCTGCCGCACCTTGGCTTCTAACTCTTTGCTGTTGAAGTTGACGCGGACATCCATGGCTCACTCCTGGCGCACCGCGTCGAGGATCACAGCGTGGCCGAGAGGAGCTTCTAACAGCGCACCGATGCCTTGGCGGCCGTAGGCGCTCCGAGCTGCCACCAGCGTCACCTCAAAGGTGCTGCCGTCGTCGATCTCCAGCGTGCCGGTCATGCCTTCCAGCACCGCGTCATCCAACAGCTGCGGATCGGTGGCATACCCCTCAAAGCGTGAGGTACGCACATCCACGCCAGCGAAGTTCTGGCCGATGGTGGCGCCAATTTCCTTGAGGAAGACCCGGTAACCCTGCGCAGTGGTGTTGGCGACCACGTTGCCGGTTGCCGGGTCTGTTGTGGTGCCCGCTGCAGGGAGGTGAAAGGTCACCTCCCCATTGCTGTAGGCATTAAGCGGGCTGGCCATCAGTTAGCTCAGGGGCTAGGTGCAGTTGCAGCGGTATAGGAATAGCTCCCATAACCCTGGAGCGAAAATGAGACAGTCGCTATACCGCCAGCCTCAATCGACTCAGAGAAATCGGTGATGATGCCGATACCGGCGTGCTTCTCCACGGTGCTCACGGATGCACCAGGATCAGGCGATTCCCGATACCACTTCACGTATTGACCGGTGGGGGCATCCATGGCTGCATCTTTGATGAGCTGGTAGCCCGCATCCACGGTGTCTAGGTTCATCACCATCTGCATGGAATAACCCTGCGAGGTGGCCACAGCCTTCTGGAAACCACCAGAGGTCGAGTAGTCGGTCACCGTCTGAGTTTCAGTGGTGCCTTCAATACCGGCGTTGGTGAGATTCAGAATCTCCGTAAGGCCGGTGCTGCTGGTGGGGTGGGCGGCATCAGCAGAGGTGGCGTCGGCCATCCAGAGCCGATACCCGATGGCGGACATGAAGGCCAAGGTGGGCGCTCCTAAAGCGGTCTGCCTGAAATTGCCAATCAGGAACGCAGCAGCTCTGCCTGGCCGCCTTGCTTGGCGTAGAGGTTGGAGAAGCGCCAGTCGTAGCCGATGGCGAGCGATAGCTGCTCACGCCAGTACGCCTGTTGGGTGCGGATGCCGGCGAGCTTGGCTTCGGGGTTGCCGGGCTGCCATTCGAGAACGTCGGCGCGGATCAGGCCGAGGTCTTCTGAGGCCTTGCTCTCGAAGCTGGTTTCAAGGGTGTTGAGCTTGCCGATGGCGGTCTGGCTGGTGGTGATGGATGCCGCTGAGGCTTCACCCATGAGCACATCGAGGTGATCGAGGGCGATGTTGGTGGCCGGGATGGCCAGATGCCGGCGGATTGCTTCGCGGTCAGTGGAAACCCAGGCCATGGCGGGTGCTTTTGCTTAGGTTGCCCCTTCCTTGAGGCGTGGCGGGATCCACAGCGCCTCCGGTGCCTGCTCCATGCCGAGCGCCTTCTCAAAGGGCGATGGGCCGCTGATCGGTTTCTTACCTGCGGCCTCCAGATCAGCCAGCACATCAGCGCGGCTCTTGGCTTCCGCCTGCGGATCCACCAGGCCTAGCTCCACCCATTTCGGATCCCATGGCGTGACGGTGCAGCGGCAATTCGGGTGCGCTGGCGCCACCACATCACCGAGCTGGTAGACCTTGCCGTGCCGTGGGGCGCAGTAACCGCAGGTGCGGCTGCTGCCGACCGCCTGCCATTGCACCTGCTTGATGCCTTCGGCCTCATAGCGCAGCTTGGTGCCTTCCACCATCGCGGCGGCCATCTCCGTGCGGGCGACGGTTTGCGCGCGGCTCTTGGTCAGTTCGACGCTGTTCTGCAGGGTCTTGCGCAGCTGCCGCCAGCTGTCCCCTTGCGCCAAGTGAAACTCCACACCGCCGATGATGCGGCCGCGTAGATCCACCTCCACCAAGCGATTTAGGGCGGCAAAGGCTTGCGTACCTTTCCCGCCTGCGGCGTAGTTAGCCAGAGCGTTCTGCCGTTGGGCCGCAGCAATCATGGCGCTGGGGTTTTGCTGCACCATCGCTGGGGTCAAGATCGCCGTGGGATCGGCAATGGCATCAGCGAAGACCGCAGCGGCTTGCTCTGGGTTGAGGCGCATTGCCTCTTGCTTGACCTTGTTGAGTTCGGCCAGCGCCCAGAAGTCCGAGGCCTGTTGCCCATCCAGCAGGGCTTGATTGACCACCTGCTGCAGCTGTGGTGGGAGGCGCATGGTCTGCAGCTCCTGCTCCAGCTGCTGGCGGAGGATCAACAGCTGCCGCAGCGGCATGTCGTTGCCGCCACTGAGCGCACGCTTGTAGGCGATCTCGATGCGACCTTCAAGGGAGCGGTAGGCATCGGTGAGGCCGTTGATGATGTCGCGCTCAAACGGGCCGAGCAGCGCATCACTGAGCCGCTCCCAGCTGTCGGCGGCGTTCATCAGCTACCAGGCTGCAGCGCCTGCGGCGGCGCCATGATGCCCTGCTCCAGCAGCAGCCGATCCCGCTCCAGCTGCGACTCCAGTTGCCGCTGATCGCTGCCGTCAAGGCCGAGCACTTCGGCTTCTACGTCGAAGTCGATGGGCAGCACACCGCCGCGTTGCAGCAGCTCCAGCGTGGTCTCCTTGCTGATGTAGCCGCCATCAGCGAGGCTCTGGATCTGCGCCACCTGCTGCGGTTCAAGGCGTGACTCCAACGCTTGTGCAGCGATCTGCAACGTGCCGGTGGGTTCGTCGCCGGTGTAGGCGCACCAGAGGAACTGCAGCTGCTCAAACAGGCTGGCCTTCTGCATCCCAGCCAAGGCCAGACCGCTTTGCACCTGCCCGGCCTGCAAGCGGGCCTGAGTAGCAGTGACGGCTTCTTGGCCGCTCATGAACGCCAGCGTCTCGTTGTTGATCAGCTCTTCGATGTGGCGCAGGTGTTCCTGCTGCTGCTGCAGGCTGCTGCCGGAGGGTTCCGCGAAGCGGAAGTCGCCATCCACCGGCACATCGACGACGCTGTTCGGGCCGATCACCAACGGTGGCGGGGTTTGACCGTCCATCAGCAGCGCACCACGACGCACCGGCACCGGCAAGGCGCAGCGATGCAGCAGCTCGTTGAGATCAGAGCGGCTGCGGTAGTGCTGCAGGGTGAGCAGGGCTAGCTCACGGAACGGCGGCAGACCATGCCCCCAACGCTGCGGCTGCGGTGAATACCAGACCAGCGGCACCTCGGTCAGGCTGGTGAAGCCTTCCTCCACCAGCTGCAGCTTGGTGGTGGCACCGAGCTGTTTGTTCAGCGCATAGACCTGAAAGGCACCAGGGGTGAGCACGCGGAAGTAGGGCTCCACGGTGAAGCCGAAGCTGCCGGCATCCACCTCACGCCATTCGAGCAGCGTGGCCTGCACCAGCTGCTCTTGACCGGCGATGTATTCGGTCTTCCAGTTGAGGATGTTGCGGCGCTCCAGCAGCACCAGGTAGGGCTGCCGGCCGAGGGCAAGGCGGTCGGCTTCGGAGGGAACGGCGACCTGCTGCGGCATTTCCACCATGACGGCGCAGCCGCCATCGCGCATGGCGAGGCTGTCGGCCATGGCCATGAAGGCCGTCAGGTTGTTGCCCAGCTGGTCCACATCCTCCAGCTGTTGCTCCAGTGAGCCGGGCAGATCGCTGAGGGTGAACTGCGACAGGATCCCGCTCATGGCCTCAATGGCCTTGCGGAAGCTGGGCACGTAGGTGGCGCGCGCTAAGCGGTTGCGATAGGCGCGGTCGGGCTCCTTGGTTTCCTGCGGCAGGTAGGTGGCTTCACTACCGCGCAAACCGAGCCAGCAGTCGGCTAGCAGCTGCAGATCGGGCTCAATGTCCCGCAGGACCGGATGCTTCCAGGTCGGCAGGTTGGGCGCATCGAAGAGATCGCCGTCAATGGCAGGCCTGCCGTCCATCCATGTGGTTTTCTTCCGTGCCTGAAATTGCCGGTGATTAAGACAGCGCGAAGCGCACTTGATAGCGAGAGATCTTGAGGTGAGAGGCGATGCGTTGCTGCGACCAGCCTTGGCGGCGCAGGCGATGGATGCGTTGGCTGCGGGATTCAGTGGCCCAGAGGATCACACCGAGGGCGATCACGATGGGGAACACCAGCGCCCACAGCAGGGCGGTGATGGTCATGGTTGAAAGGCTTGGGGTTCGCGGTGGTGAGCTGCTGCTCAGCGCTGCCGCAACCCATCAATAGCATCTGCGGCTCGTTAGCGCAAGTCCTTGGGCTAGAGCCAGCCAGCATCCATCTGATCGTCGGCGGAGTGCAGCTCAAAGCCGCCCAGCTCATGGCCCATGCCAGCGGTGGCGCGTAGGTCCAGCTTCAGCTCCTCGGCCGTGATGCCGAGCTTCTCGCACACCTGCGCCATGGTTTCACCGCGTTCCAACAGGCGTCTGGCGTGCATCCCGCGCTGACGGACCGCACCGGGGGCCTTGAGCCAGAAGTTGTGATCGCGGATGTAGTGACGCCACTCACCCAGGATGAAGGGCAAGGCGATGGTGGAGAACTTGAAGCCGGTGGCGGCGTCGTATTTGCGCACCGCCTTGAGCAGGCCGATCAGGCCCAGGCTGTAGAGATCCTCGATCTCAATGCACTTGTACTTGTGGTGCTGCTGCTTGATGATCAGCTTGAGCAGGGGGATGTGCTGCTGCACCATGCGCTCCTCAAGGCGGCGCTGGCGCGGGCAGTGCTCGCGGTAGAGGAGGGTCTTCGGGCGGGTGCTCTTGGGCTTGGGCGGCGGCAGCTTGCCGGTGGGCAGCGGTGCGGGCTGCCAGGGGCCATCGGAGAGGAGCTGAAAGCTCAGCTGGCCATCGCAAGGTCTGTGGCGCTGGGGTTTGGTCATCACCATGCGGCGGCCTGCCCGTAGGAGACAGCGGCAGCGGTGCTGATCGCTGGGCGTGAACGGAGCCAGGAGAGGCCTTGGCTGAGCGCGTCCACTTGGTCGTCGTGGGCGGCATTGGGGAAGGCAGCGGCCTCTTCAATGAGAGCCGAGGCCCAGCTGCTGCGCTCCGGCAGGTAGACGTTGCCGGCCTCGATCATGGGGGAGATCGCTGAGGCGCGCGAGAACTTCCCGCCTTGCGGGTTGACCGCGATCAGGCCGGGCACCTTGGTGCGGAGCATGGCGATCACAGCCGGGCCGTTCGCCTTGTCTTCCACCACCGTGGCGACAGGCTTGTAGCGGTTGAAGGTGTTGACGATGGCGGGGATCGTCTCGGTGATGTCGAGGCGGTCGCGGATGCAGTCGAGCAGGTAGAAGCTGGCGCCTTTCTGACCGATGACTAGGCCCACCACGTAGTCGGTGTTGGGGCCGTCTTTGAAGGTGAGATCCCAGCTGGTGATGATCCGGTCGAGTTGGGGCAGTTCGCGGTAGGTCTGCCACCAAGAGCGCTTGAACAGACCACCGGCGGGTGGGGAGGGCCGCTGCTGAAACAGGGCATTGAAGCCGTATTCACCCAAGACGCGGCGGCGATCTTGCAGGGCGGTGAGGTCGTAGCGCTCAGGGCAGAGCGCAGCACCAGGTGTGCGGCCGAGGGGATCGTTGTCTTCTGCGATGGCGGGCAGGTTGACGACGGTCCAGCTGTCGGCGTCGTCGGAGTTCAGGATGCGGCCGGCCAGGTCGTCTTCATGCCAGCGCGTCATGGTGAGCACGACGGCACCACCGGGTTCGAGGCGGGTGTAGAGGTCGTCTCGATACCAGTTCCAGACGCGCTCGCGGTAGGCCTCGGATTCAGCCTCCTCGCGGGATTTCACCGGGTCGTCGATGATGATGCAGTTGTGACAGAGCAATCCGTTGGCAAAGAAGTTGTGGTTGTCTTTGACTTGGATGTCGTAAACAGTGGCCTGTCTGCGTAGTCGCTCAACCATGGCAATGGGTTCGTAGATCGCTTGGAATCCAAAGCCCTGTGCAACCTGAAGTGACACGTTCGGCAGAGCGTTACCAAGTTGGTTGCGCGGTTGTTCATGGGCCAGTTGTCGATGTGATGAACATGCAGATAGTCGGTGGCCTTGCAGTTCACGCAGGCAAACCCGTCTCTTTTTTTGACCAACTCGCGCATGATCCTGAACGCCTTGGCCGAATGAGGCTGCGCACGCAATGGCGTTGCCCCATGCTTCCATTTGGGGTTTTGCTTGCCACTCATCAGCCTTGAGTGCCCCCTGTTCTTGCAGTCCATGCTGCAATAGGTTGCGAAACCGTTTCCTACGCCCCTCCAGAATGCTTTGAACTCGCAGTTGCACTCTGGACAGCGCTTGATCACAGGCGGATGCACTGGCTGGCGTCTTTGCCTCAACACGGGCAGGCAAGCATCGCAAAACTTGCGATTGTGCTTCTTGCGAGCCCCGCAGACACAGACTGGACAGTTCTTGATCGCGTGGTGAGCTTCGGAGCAAGGCCGGCTGCAATAGATGTCCTTGTGACCTTTTGCCTCCCACTTCCTGAAGTCGTAGGCCGCCTTGACTCCGGTCTTCTGGCACCAAGAGCATGAGAAGCTCACCGGCGGAAAGTGAAGACGCTTCCCGATAGTCTCCGGCCACGTAGAAGCGATGGTTTCCCGTAGCTTCAACCACTCGTCCAGAGGCAGTGGTGATTCGGTAAAGCCAAGCTCCCTGACGTACCTGGATAGCTTGGGCTTCTTTGTACTCAAGGCGGCCGTTTTTATAGCTCAGTATTTTATCGGGCTTGGCGCCAACATTGATCTGTTCAATGGGTACAGATCCGCGTCTTGTTTGCACCATGGTTCCTGCAGGTAAGCAGTTGGCACCAAGGCCGGTAATACCACCACCCACACCAACAGCCCGCAAGCCGCCGCCTGATGCGGTTTCCCATTGCTCAACGGCCTTGCGGTCGGAAGCGATGTTCATCCGCTCTGAAGCAATCCGCCGAGCCTGCCGGCTGAAGGTATTAGCCAGCGTCTGCGAATAGGCCGCGATCACCACGCGCTGCGTGGGGTCTTGCTCTAGGCGATACACCGGGTAGCGGATGGTGCCTTGGTGGCTTTTGCCATGACGGGGCGGCACGGTGACGATCAGCCGCTTGAGATCACCAGCGGTGATGGCGTCGAGGTAGGTGCGGATGTAAGCGAGGTGCGGCCAGTCCCAGTTGTCGTTGGGGGAGACCTGCTTGAGCCAGTCGTAGAAGGAGAGGCGCTCTACGGGCTGGGTGGAGCGGTCGTTGAGAAAGGCCGTGATGGGCTCGGGCTTGCAGATACCAGCAAGAAGCGATGCCATCAGGACATCTCGAAGCGGAGCAGCTTCGCTTGGTCTTCCAAGGCCTTGAGGGCGACACCGAGCTGATTGGACTCGGAAGCGCGGCGTTCGTATTCCTGCAGGCGCGCGATAGCGGCTGCGAGCCATTGGGGGCGCTCTAGCTCAGCGTCAAGCTGCATGAGCTGACGAGCGCGGGCCATGTAGTTTTCGGCCTGACGGTCACCAACACCCCAGGATTCCGAAGCGAATCGAATGATTTGGGTGCGACTGTAAGCGCGCAGAAGGAGGTCGTAGACCGTATTGATGCGGTCGTCTATTTCGGTATTGGTTGACTTTTTTGCCATGGCCTGAGTTTAACCGGAGGCCGGCATGAAGAGTGTGCCATCAGAGGACAAGACAGTGAGGCGAAGCTCAGCATCTTGTGCATTGAGCGCCCAGATGGTGCCCATACGGGGGAGGGTTTCTGGGGAGACGGTAAAGGTGAAGAGGTAGCTGCCTTCGGTGTTGTCTTGCGAGGAGGTGGGGATGTAGAGGCCGGTGAGGCGGAAGGTGGCGAGGAGCTGGCGAGCGATGTATTCAGCTTCAGTGAAGGTGGAGTCGTCATTGAAGACGAGACCAAAGGGTTCACCGGTGTAGGGGTATTCAGCGACGACGGACCAAGGCTCCATGGTGCCAAGGCTGAGTGGTTTAGGTTGCCGCGAGGGGAATGATGGTGATGAGGGCACCGGGTCGTTCTTCTGTGGTGGTGTAGCGCTTGTGGGCGGATAGTTGAACCACTTGAGAATCGTCGTGAAGAAGAGTGCCAGTGAGGGCATCAAGCACGGCACGGGAGAGCTTGTCGATGTCGCCTTTCTGCTTAGAGGTTAGGTGGAGCGGAGCTTTAGGAGATAGGCCGGATTTGTTGTAGTGGCCTTTGGGGCGCAGGAAGCGAAAGGTGATGGAGATGGAGACGGGTGCGGTGGTGAGGGGGTAGTTGGTGGCGAGGGCAGCGTCGGTGATGTGTGATCGCCAGGGGCGCAGGCGCTTGTTGGTTTCGAGCATGACGCCATTGGGCATGGCGCGCTTGGAGCCTTGTGTGGCGGCCTCCATGCCGATCACATCGAAGGTGATGGCGCTAGGCGCGGAGGATGATGGTGGCGGTGTTGATACGCCTTTGTTCGCGCTCGATGTACCAGCGCTCTGCTGTGAGGGCGCGGGCAGGGTCTGCGGAGAAGGTGCCATTGACGGTGAGGAACTGACCGCAGAGGGAGACCAGGCGACAGGGTTGGTTTTCAGGCCGCTTGGTTGTCATCCGTTGGTTTGCCAATGGCGGTGATGGCGGCAGCGACGATGGCTTCAAGTTGACAGCGCGGGATACCGGAGACGGTGCGAGCAGCGGCTTCGATAGCGCGCTGATAGGCGGTGAGGTTGACGGGGAGAGTGGAGGCTTTGAGCTTGGTGGGCATGGGTTGGCGTGATTAGTGAAGGTGACTTCAACGCCTGGCGCCGTTATACCCGCACTCAGGGCAATGGATAGCCCACTGCGGCGGCCAACTTGCAAGACAAACTGATGGGTTGGAATCCATCAGCTCAGACCCACAATCCGGGCAGGCAATGCCGTTCTTGACGGGTCCGGTGGTGAAAGTCCACGCGTGCCGGTTGTGATCTTCTAGAGATTTCAGGGTCATAAGTGGGTCTGACTACTGGGTTTCAAGTTCAATAGCAATAGCCAGAAGTTCGGCTCGTATTGCTGCTGCGTTTACATCACAGCAAGAATCATACGGAAGACGTGGCGCTGGCACCACCTGATCCGCAGCAGCTCGCAGGGCGGCAGCGGCCAGTGGTCGAGCCCTAATGATCTCGCCCTGTAGTTGAATGCAGATTGCCAGCTCGGCATCAACGGCCTGTGCGGCGGGTGAAAGTTCAGGCATAGAAGGGGAAGCTGTTCGTAAACGGGCAAGTATTAGCCGATTCCTGTTTTCAGGTAATACATGGTGATACCTGCCATGTGCTACAGTGCTGGAGCTGACAGAAACCAGCAACGCGGCTGGAGTGAGATCCAGTTGCAAGAGCGGCGGGTGTGACATCCTGCCGCTTTTTAATGCTTTTAACAGTGAGAAGGAAATACGACAATGCTGTCGGGAAGTTGTTCAAGGGCGCGGCGGATGGTAGCCAGGGCGTTGTCGTCCAGATAGTCACCTTCAGGATCAGTGCATTCGTCGATCAGAGCCAACGCCTGCTCCTTCAAGCTCGGTGGCTTGGGGCGGCGGGCAGCGCGGAGTTTGTAAGTGTCCACATTCAGATCAGGATCCTGTAGCCACTCACAGCACGCCTCAAGCTCTTGGTCTGCGCCCCATTGGGCGGCGCGGATGGTAAGAAAATGCTCTAAATCGCTGAGTTCGCCGCCAGCAGTGCAATCAAAGTGCTCACCAATCCACTGCAGGACAAGCTCCGATGGCGGTGGGGTGATGGGATGTTGTTGTGTCATGGGTGATTAGTGGTAATGACTACGCGGTGCGGACTTCCCAGAAGTGTTTGATGGTTACCGAGGCCTCGCCCAAGGCGAGTGATAGTCGTTCAGATGCCTTGAGCTGCTCGCGTTGCTCAAGGATGTGCTGCGGGTAGGTGACGGACTTGCGAGAGCGGCGCGTGATCTTGCAGTCGTTCCAGGTGAGTTGCTCCTCTGCTTCACCCGCTTCCACCAGCTGATCAAGTTCATCGCAGATAGCATCTATCTCCGCTTGCGTTTCTTTGAGAAGGTTCTTGAGAAAAACCAAGCGGTCTAGCTTGCCGTCAAGAGAAGGCGGTGTAGACGAGAGCAGCGATGAGGATGCAGGTCCAGAGGAAGGTGATGAGATCGCCATGACGCTCAAAGAAAGATTGCGGTTTGGAAGGTTTGCGGTGCGGACGGGCAGGCACTGAGCTGAGGGGTGCGGTGCGGGAATAGGTGCGGCGGTTGCTGCGGGTGATGAAGGGAGGCAGAGAGGGAGAGGTCATGAGGTGGGTCTCCAGCCGTTGCGGTAGGCGAGGGTGATGAGGGTTTGACGGTTGTGGGAGAAGCAGGGGATGCCGTGGTCGTTGAGGAAGTCGGCGGCGTCTTCTTCGTGGATGTCGTTGGTGACGGCCTGCTCCAGCAGAAAGGCGAGCTGCTGCTCGTTAGCGCTAGTCATTGGAAGCAAGCGAAGGAGTTGCGATCTGCTGCGCTGAGGCACTCATCGGCCCAGTCGTAGGGCTCAGGCTCTGGAGCGCCGGGGCGAAACTGGACGGTGTAGGGAATGCCGGCCGCCATGAAGGTGGCGTGCATGTCGTCAAGTTCTTCCTCTTGGCAGTAGTCCGACAGGATGGCGCTGCTGAAGAGATAGCGCTCAGCCCAGTCCGTGGAGGAAGGGAGATCTGGAAGAACCGTGCAGAGAGGGTTCATGGGTGGTTGTGCGGTGGGGTCGCCCCCTTGATGCAGACAATAGGCTAGCCAACGCTAGGCGTCAAGCCTTGGCTAGCGATTGGGTGCCGGGATTCCGATGGAGCCGCATGCTCCTGCCCTAATTCCCCTTGCGGGTCTTGTATTCGGGCCATCCCGGCAGCTCTAAGAGTGCCACGGGATGGGCCTGCAGTGGACTAGCGGCGGCTGATTAGCGGCCTAGAAGGGGCGGAACCGTGCGGCGTATTCCTCGCAGACATCCAGCCAGGCCTGCAGGCACTCATCCGCGCTGTGGGTTTGGATCACCAGGCTGCCGGGCCGTGACCAGAGCGTGAGGCAGCGGGAGATGAGAAGCTTGTAGTGGTCGCCGATCATCTCCACGCCAGCGCCGAGTTGCGGGCGGGTGTCGTAGGGGGTGGAGCGCTCAGAGCTTTGGGTTTTGAGGTCAGCGATGCCGTAGGTGCCATCGGCAAAGCGGATCACCAGATCGGCAGTGCCAGCGACGTTGCGGCGCAGGCTGTAGGCCATCACCTCAGCGCCGATCACGGTCACCTCATCCCATAGCTCATTGCTCAGCAACGGCTCAATCCAGGCGCCGTAGTCACCATGGGGCGCTGGAGACAGGTTCGTCGGTGGGTTGGGGTTGAAGCGCTGGTGCGCCATCACCTCCAGGGCCTTGTGGATCGTGTTTCCCCGTGGCTCCCAGATGTGACGGCTGGCCATGATCGCCTCCATTTGTTGAGGCGTCTTGGTCACCGCTGAGATCAGGCTCGTCACGGACACGGGGAACTGGTGGCCATTGGAGAGGCGGTAGGTCCACGTGGCTGGGTCCCTTGTTAGCCCTAGTGGCTGCAGCCACGTCGAAATCGCGGGGGCTGATCGGTTGGACGGCTTCGCCGGTGTTGGCGGCGCGGAGCGGGTTGGCATAGGGAGTGGGTGGTTCGTAGGTGGGAGAGAAGAACCTGGAGCGGCGGGCTTCGATCAGGTTGCGCTCGTAATCCGGCGATGGGAAGTCGAGCTGCTCAACGGTCCAATGGCCGGCATTGATGCCGCGCTGCAGCAGGGCCTGCACGCTGCTGAGATCAAAGGCTGGCTGCATCAGCGCACCCTCCAGATCGGTTGACGGCGGGCGTGGCTGCGAAGGCTGGTGCTCTTGCCGAGGCGGCCGGTGTCGATCAGGATCCCGGCCTTGACCAGCTGATTGGTCAAGCTGCCCCAAGCGTTGTGGTGATGGGGGCGGATGCCGGCCTCTTCGCAGACGCGGCGGAACTCCTCAGCCAGGCATTCGGTGCCTGAGAGGCGCTGCTGGATGACGGCCTTGGCCTGCTCCATGAACTCAGGGCCGGCATGGGCGCCGACCGCGGCGATGGCGTGATCCCTGGCAGCCTCGCTAGCGCTAGCAGAGAAGTCAAACAAGGGGCCGAGGCTCATAGCTCACCCCTCTGCAGTTTCCGATCCTTTGCCGCATCAAAGCGTTCTTGCTCGCGGTCCTTGCCCCGCTGCCAAGCCTCAACCGACTGGCCTGGCTTCGGGCCATTGGCCTTCAGCTTGATGGTTTTGAAGGTGGTGGCTGGCACCCAGTCCTGCTTGCGCTTCACCATGCCACCTCCTGCAGCAGTGGGTTGGTCACGGGCGGCTCGGGCGGCAGCACCACCTGGCCCGGCACCGGCTGCGGGTGGAACAGATGCGGCCGTTGCATCCGCTCCGGTAGGTCGGCTTTGAGGCCCCACTCCACGTTGGCGCGGCCGTTCTCGTTGCGGAACACGTAGTTGAGCAGCTGCAGGTCGAGCGGCACGTCTTCTGGTGGGTTTGGATCTAGGCGGCGCTGGCCGGCGGCATAGAGCCACACCTCACGGGTCAGCTGCTGCTTGGCCGGCTCAGGGAAGGTCATCCACGCGAGCGCCATGGCGGTTTCATCCCAGGGCTTGAAACGCGGCAGCGTGCGGCTAAGGGCCTGCAACACCTTGCCGAAGTCTTCCTGCGTGATCATGCGGCCTCCGGCTCGGTGGGGAACATGGCGAGGAAGGAATCCATCACCTGGCGGTCGCGGGTGATCGAGTCCACGTAGCCGCTCGGCTGCCCCGAGTTAGCCCTAGCCGCAGGTGGCTCGAAAACATCGCCCCAGCCGCTCGCTATGGACCGCTCAAGGGCCTCCCGCCGCTGCTCAGGGGTCCAACCACGCAACTTGGTGCAAACGCGCCTCCAGACGCCTTCTGAGCGCACCCCCTTCTTGACCGCCCACCATTCGGGCAGCAGCTGCTGGCAATCGAGCAGGTCAGCGGGCACCAGATCGGCGCTGATCGCCTTGGCCTTGTAGGGATCGGCCTCGCACGCGCGCGCACGCGTCTTGGTTTTATTGGTTTTGGCTGTTAATTCTTCTTCTATAGAAGAAGAATAAGAAATAGAGGGAGACCCGGCTGCGCTCGGTTCTCCCAGAGTAATGGGCCTGTCAAGGGAATCCGAGGCCGACTGCTCAATCAGCAGACTGCAGAACGCAGGCACTGACAGGGCTTTGGGCTTGTGTTTCAAGATGTAGTCGTACAGCTCAGGCTGCACTGTGAGGTTGATCCGGGGCATCACCGATTGGCACTGATTTGAACCGATCTGAACCGATCTGCACCGTTTTGCACGGATTTGAACGGATCGGTGCAAAAGCTAGCCAGCGCTAGCCACGGTGACAAGACATCTCAGCGCTAGTCGATTAGTCCCTTGCGACCCGCTGCGGGACTGCTGCATTCGCGCATGAAAAAAGCCCCTTGCGGGGCCGTGCATCAGGCGGCCTGGCCAGGCCAGCGCTTCGGGATCGGGGGGCTGTTGTCTGGGTCCGTGAGCGCCCGCTCCAGCAGGTAGGCCGCCAGGTTGCTGATGGAGCGCCCTTGGTCGTTGCTCTGCTGGATCAGGTTTTCAGCGACGTGATGGGAGACGGTGATGGTGAGGCGCTGCGGTCGGCGCGAGAGGTAGGCAAGGCTTGCGGTCATGATCGGATGTGCAAGGGCTAGCCGTCGCATTGCGGGACTAGCGCGAAGCACAACCATAGACTGCGCTAGCGAGAAGCAATGAAGATGGTGCAGATCTGCAGCGCGTCAACCACGACAAAACGCCCCAAGGGCACAAGCCCCTGAGGCGGTGGAGCGTGCTGGCTGCAGGGGCAGCAGCAGGGCTCAGGAGGCGATCAGCTCCCGCGCATCCTCCAGCGCCACGAAGGCCTGATCGAGGTGCCAGCGAAAGCGGCTCAAGGGGTCGCTCAACACCGCAGGGAGGTCGTAGAAGGCTTGGGCGTCCTGCAGGCAGAGGCAGGCTTCGCGGACACCAGCACCGAGGTTCTCGTGGGACTGGCCGGTGCTGCTGAGCAGGTCCAGCAGAGTGCTGCGGCTGATGGGCTGAGCAGTCAGTGCGGAGGATGCAGTGTTCATGCGGCTTTTCGGCTGTGGACACAGGCCAAGCAGCTCTGGCGCGACTAGGCCTGTAACCACACAATAGCCCGGAGCGAAGCCTAAGAATGACGACGGCGATCTACGCCCGC